TGCTTCTTCAAGTTTAGCTTTTTTGTATCCAAATTCTGATATTTGGGCCAAAGCTTCTGATTCTGCTTTTACATCATTAGCTTCTCTTGCTGACATTAACTTAGCTTGAGCGGCTTCTATACCATTTTTAATACCGTCCTCTGTTACGGAAAGATAGTCTGGTTGTAACTTAGAAAGTTTTGCATCACTAGATTTTTTATCTTTTAAAACTCTAGCTGCATAAGAAACCGCTTCATCTTTTTGACGTTCAGCTTCTCTCCACTTTTTAGTTAATTTAGATATTCTTTTCTGAACTGAGTCAGAGTATTGTTCTAATTCTTTATCGTCTTTCTTTGTCTCGCTTTTTTCATTCTCATAAGACATGTCTGTCCCATGGTCTTTCTCTTTTTCATAAGTCCTTTTGTCTTCTTCGACAACAGGTCTTACAGCTGATTCTTCTTTTACTTCTGGTTGTACAATTTCAGCGGGATCTTTTGTTTCTGGAAGATCGACATCCATTGCAGGACCAGAGGTATCAAGGTCAACTGTTTTCTTTTCTTCGTCTGGCATAGTATTCTCCTATCTATGATTAGTATTGATGAAGTATATCTTCGGGGTTATCTATAGTAGCTAATACTTCATCGTCATTCAGCAAACGTACTTCACCCCCGTCAATTTGAATTCTTGATCCTGCATAACGTGCAAAGATTACCCAATCACCTTTTTTGCACCAAGGACCTTCTGGAAATTTTTCTTTATCAGCATAACAATCTGGACCCATTGCTAAGATAAGACCACATGTTGAACCTACTTGTTGTCTCTCTAAAGTATCTTGTCCAAGATATAAACCACCCTTAGTTTTTTCATTCATCTTAAATGGCAGAATTAACATCCTCCACCCAGTAGGTGCGGGTAATTTTGAAGACTCTTTTGTTTTTAAACGTTCATAGCCATCAACTTCTTCTTGACGTTTTTTCTCTGATTCTTCTTTGTATTTTTCAGCTAAGGCGTATTTAATTTTGGGTGTCGAGTTTGATGACTGTTCCTTTTTCATTTTTTTGCTCCTTTTCGTTTAGCAGGTTAGAGATTTCCTGTAAAATCGTAACACATGTATGTGCTTGTCCCAACATATACTTATATTTTTCCATGTTGTCAACAGCGCCTGCCATCATGTTTTCGCCAATCCCGTGATATTTATCTTTTAATACTTTTTGAATTTTACTTACGATTCTGAGTTCGTCTGATTGCATCTTTACCTTTTTTAAATATTGCAGCGACTTTTGATTTACCCATTACTTTGGCACGCTGTTCTCCAACAGTAAGGATCTGTATTTTTCTTGCAAAAGGTTTAGATACTTTTTTAACTTTTGCAACAGTCTTTCTTGCATCGGCAGGTGTTGCAAACTTTATACCAACAGTGTCCTTAGGATTTTCGTCTGTGTATAATCTTCTTCCAGAACCTTTTGGTTTTTTACCTGTTCCCTTTTTTGGATCTGCCACTTAGAACTCCTTTCAAAGTTTTTGCTTGACCAGCGTGTGCTTTAGATGCTTTTTTTAAAGCCTTCATAACTTTTTTAATTTTCATTTTTGCTTTTTTCATATTTCTCCTTCCAATATTTTGCTCTTTCCAATCTTCTAATTCTAAGATCTATTTTATCTAATCCTAATATTTTTTTAAATAAATTTTTTAACATTTCCATCTTCTACGAGCCTGTCTTAATCTTGAATTAGGATCTTTCGCAGCTTTAGGAAACTTCTTCATTTGTCCTGCACTTCTTGCACAGAAAGATTTACGTCTCTTAGCAGCTTTAGATCCTGGTTTGACTTTGCCAGTGACCGCTGTTTTTAATTTAGAACCAGGGTTCATTCTTCTGTAAGCCTTAACACCAGCTTCAGTCATCCCCGCACCTTTTTTAGTTGCTCTAAAATTTTTTTTATTTCTAGGTGGCATCCCACCTTTAGCCATTGTTACTCTCTCTACTATCATGATATTTTTGGCATCTTAAACCCAGGGTTAGAATAATATTTTCTAGAAGAAGGATTTGATACTTGTACCCCACCTAAGTCCCCAGAAACATAACTTCCAATATAATTTTTTTGTGCTTGACGGACCATAGAATTTTCACCTGCTGATCCACCCATACTTTTTTTCTTCCTTGTAAAAGTTTTAACGTTAGTTGGCTTACCGCCCACACCCTGAGCTACCGCTCTTTTTCGTTTGACAGCACTCGCCCTTTCGCCTTTTGTCATCCGTGTGGCTTTTGCAAGTGGGACGCATTTCGGATACTTCCTCTTCGCATCTTTCTTTTGTTTTGAACGACCACAAGGTGCGAACGAACCATCTTTTCGTTTGCTCCCAATATCTACCCATTTTTGTTTGAACCATTTATCTAAACCATTTTTTGCCATTACACTTCCATCATTGTTGTCATATCTACATCAACAATTAATCCACCATCTGCTGCTGGTTTACGTCCTTTAAAATCTTTTCTCTTTACACCAGAAGGATCTTTAATTTTACCTGCACAAATTTTACTAGCATAGGCATTAGCGTAGGCTGACGGATACACTTTAAATTTTCGCTTCGCTGCGGCCTTACCTCTAGGACATAGTTTAGTCATTATTTTTTCCTCACTGTTTGTTTTGCACGTTTAAAGTCAGATGCTTTTGGTGCACCCTTTGCACCTTTTTTTCTCATCTTGCCGCCACGTTTTCTTTTAGCGTGGATGTTTGCGTATAAACCAGGGCCTGCCATTATACTCTACCTCCACGTCTAAAATATTTTTTACCTTCCAAAGCTACCACACGAGAAGATTTTTTTGTAGGCTTTTTCTTTTTCTTCTGACCCATTTGTTTCAGAAGTTTCTGAATACTTTTCTTAGCCATTACTATCTATTGATCTTACCTTTTTTCTTAGCTTTAGAACCAAACTTACCGTAAGACTCATCTCTGCTAGCTTTTAACTGTGCAGGTGTTCTTTTCTTTTTGATTCTCATAGCAATAGACTCATCTTTTCTAGCTTTGTAACCTTGTTTTTTCTTACCAACTTTACCACCTTTTTTCATCATTGCTCCACCTCTCATACCCATGTCAGGTGAATAGAAACCAGATGCTTCGTCTTTTCTTCGAGTGCCAGAAATCATTCCTCTACCACCGCCTCTTTTTTTTACTCTCATCATTCCGCCGCCCATTGCTGGTGTTCTTGGCTGAGTGACTTGTTTGTTAAATCTTGGATTTGCCATTATTTTTTTCCTCCGTTTTTAAAGATTTGTGTTCCCTTTATACCAAAAATACTTCCGACGACGAGGATCCAAAGGGTACTGAACCAAGTCGGCAGTGCCGCGAAATGCTCAAAAAATATTTTCACTTTTTCAAGCGCGCCAGGATCGTCCGAAAAGACCCCCCAAGCGAGCACAATAATGGGCGCCGACAAAATCACAAGAACGAATTCGTCCTTGTAATCATTTTGACGTGCCTCTAACAACTTGCCTTGGTAAGCTTCCTCACCACGGGCTTGTCGCTCTGCGTGCAGTAGTTGAGCATCGGACATCGCAACTTTTGCCCTTTGCTTATTAGCATAAATCTTACTACCAGCGGATACAGCTAATTTAATTGCTGATAACCACATGTTAGTACCACTTAGCTGTTTTCTTTTTGTCCTTAAGCATTCTTTTAGTTCCTCTAACCTCTGTTTCATCTCCAGTTGGTATGTAATTTCTTGGCATACCATCAGCAGTTGTTACAGATCTAGGGTCTAACTCAATATTTTGAGATGGAATACCTATTTCTTCGGACTCAACAAAAAATTTATCCTCTTTTGCCATTTTTCCTCCTGTTTTTATTTATACCAGCCCTGTTAAGAGCGATTGCAATCGCTTGTTTAGGATTTTTCACCTTCTTATCAGAGCCACCAATTTTGAGAGTACCTTTTTTAAATTCTCTCATGACCTTTTTAACCTTTTTTTGTTCTTTTTTCACCTATTTTCTCCTTTGTATTTTTCAATCTCTACACTTGGTATCATTTTGTCTACATTTGGTATAGATTTACTTAAAATTGTCTTTTCAATTGATGTATTAGCTCTTAAATTAGCTAATTCTTCGTTCTGTTCCAACTTATCTTGTTTGTCTTGTTGGTTCATCATAGCTTTTAGGCGATCAAGGTTAATTTTTTCTTCACCTTCGACACGTTTTCTCTCGTTGTCCATCGCTCTAAGATCTAATTCTCTTGCTCTTAACTTAGCAACAGGGTCATTACCAAATCCTGATGTAACTTCACGCTCTTCTTTTAAGAATTCTTCCATCATGTTTGCAATCAACACAGCTTTTCTACCTTCAATTCTTTGACTTAACTCTTGAACCTGCATTTGAAGTTGTGGATTTTGTGCAGCCATCTGTTGCATTTGTGCAAGTTGTGGTAACTCTTCTCTAAACTCTAACTCTATCTGTTCTTGAGCCATTAAACTAATATGTTCAAAAATATTTTTTTCCATAGCAGCCATAACCATAGGATTATTTCTAGCAATGTTAGTTGCCATAAAATTTAAATGCGAAGTTATGTGTGCTCTATGATCTTGACCTGGAAATGCTTGGAATGGTTTTCCAGATAAAGCCATTATGTTTTCTAAACTTGGATCTAAAGGTGCGGGTGGTGCAGGTTTAATTAAAACGGAATCTATATTTTTTACACCTAGTGCCTCGTACATATTTCTATACGCAGCATACATGTTGTGCATCTGTGGATTGGATTGTGCCAGTTGCAGCTCTGTCTGCGCGAGGGAAATACGCTGAGTCTGACTAAAGATGTTAGGGTCCGCAACTGGCAGTATATCCACTCTATCGTCGAAGTCAGTTTGCTTGACAGTTCTCTGACCTCCTACTACATCGTATGGATATTCTGGTGGCAAGTATAATTTAAATACTCTTGCTAATAATCTAAATTCAGTTTTTAAAGAAGAATAAATTCTTTTGTGAATAGCAGACATTGTTCTTGAGCCACGTTCTAATAATGCAACAGTTGTACCAACAGCTGCTTGTTGATTGCCATCACCAACTTGTAGATCCGCAATAGATGCAAATCTCTGTCCAGCTTGAACAACTATACCCATTAAGTTTAATAATGTTGCAGATGGTTCTTTAAATGGCAACATCATAAAAGAATCTTTTAAGTTACCACCTGGTGCATCTACATCTCTAAACTCACCTGGTTGTATTGATTGCGCATCATCTCTAATTCTAATGCCACGCATTTTAAATCCTGCGGGTAGGTTGGAGAGCGTACCCGCATCCAATAATTGACGAAGAGCTGCTGTTGCAGTTCTAGACAGACCACCAATCATATGGATGAGACCGAAGCCATAAAATCCTAGCCCAGGTAAAAATTTAAAGTGGACAAAATATTGGATCTTACTTTTGTTCTGATCTCCAATCTCGTAATTTCTTCTAATAGATAAAACTTCTCTTGTTGATAATTCTACAGTCACTATGTATGGAATTTTTATTCCAGATGGTTCACCAGATTCATCTTGGTGTTCAAAACCTTCTAAGTCTAAATTAACATGACACTCTAACAAAGTATAAACTTCATCGTCTTGAGATTTTCTCTGGCCTTCTAGTTCTCTTTCTTTTTTCTCTAGATCACTCTCTTCATAGCCTGGAGTTCCTAAATCTATATCTCTATAAAAACCACCGACCTGTTGTTTTCT